CCGAAGATAACTCGACCACTATAGTCACCACCAATAATATCATATCTAACAGCAATATAGCGCCCGTTTCCGGCCTTGGTTACTTTAATCTCAGCGCCCATAATGCGAGCGTCGTACCAGCCGTCAGGCACTGGTGAATACTCTCGAGGGCTGTCATCCATTACTAAATCGTGGTTATCAAATTCTAGATCCATGTTTATTTTCCTTTTTCGTTTGTGATTGCAAATGATGGTCTGCTCGGCGTCGTTGTTATGGCGTCGAGCAGAGGTTTGGTGACGCTCTCGTCCGCCTGCTTCCAGCGCTTCATGTCAAGCTCTGGTTTCCAGCGGAACAAAGTGCTCAGGTGATCCGACAGGCCATGCTCGTTTGCCAGATCTTGTAGTTTTCCAGAATCAATCTTGCGATTAAGTCTGGTCGTTATCTTGACCGATAAATCACCATCGATGACACGAGTCGTGCCGTCGATCTGATCATCAATCTTTAACATTCCCTTCATTTCATCTTCTAACTGGCGACGTGTCTCTACGGCCTTGCGCTCAGTTTCTTTGGCCTTTATCCACTCTCGCGAAACGCGTTGCAGTCGTACACTTTCCATTACGCACCTCCAATCTTTTTAATTAACTTGCCGAGATCCGGCTCTTCCCATTCCTCAAGCGCACCGGAGCGATCCTTGGCCTGCCATGCAGAGTCGCCTTTGCACTTCAGCCCGTGCCAGATTTTGCCATCCGAATCTTTCTCAACGCGCAGAGCTAACAGCTCATCGAAAAAGTATGGGAGCTGCTGACCTGTTTTGTTGCCGGGCATACTCGGGGCGTACAGAATCTTGCCCGTTTCATCCGTCATCTTTTCCAGCTTGGCGGTCATGTAAACGTGCATCGGTAGATCTCGGAACGCACGGATCAAGTCCGTCATCTGCTCCTGCATCGCACCGTATGCCTGCCTTGGATCCTTGGCCTGCTTTTTCTCATGGTTCAAGACGACCTCGGCAATCTCAGAGATTGAATCGAGCGCAACAGATTCGTACTTCGATCCATTGTCAACGAGCCAGAGATACGCATCCCGTAGATCAGACATAGATCCAACTTTGATAAACGGTAGATCTGCGTCCTTGATACTGAGTAATCCGCCTTCGGCAGAGCAGATAATTGGATTTGGTAACGTTTTGATCAGCGTAGTTTTACCTGCGCCAGCCTGCCCGTACACCAACAGTTTTATATATGTCGTCGAAACATCCGACGTGCTTTGCACTTCAATAGCCATATGGCCTCCTCTAATGTTATGGCGGTCTGAAATCAGTTCGCCAGTTAATATATTAACAGAGTTTGTCAGGTATAGGTATATATCCGCCAGACTCTATTAATATGCTTTCGTACTCAAAAAACGCCTCATCGCGATGTGACGAGCTGCCCATGTCGAGCAATGGAAAGTGTTCGCCGATATCCTCAACAACCACCGACTCACCGTCACTTTCAACAACAAACACGCCAGAGTCATTAATCACGCAATCAAGCACAGTCATGCTCGGATCCGCGCCGGACGTAGATATCAGGAAAACAATGGTTTTCGATTCGTTGTCCACTGGCGTAAATTTTTTGAGTTTCATTTTGTGCGATCCGTTCGTCAAGTTCCAACCACAGTATACATAAAAGCAACAATGCGATTACGGTACCGACTAGCACCAACAATAAGTTAGTAATAACGTGCATCCACTTTTCAATCATTCTGCATTCTCCCATTTCTCAACCATCACTGGTGTCACGATGTCGACAAAAGTCTTAGCTTCGCGGTGCATCTCTCGGGCATACGAATCAAACTCAGTATCCTCGAGTTCGGCGTGATATTCGGCGTACTCGAGCAGATCAGGCAGCTCTTTGTTGTCACGAGTGATCAATGCCCACTTGCCATCGACTTTTAAAATCTCTGGAATGTCATGATCCCTGTCAGCTGCCATTGCTAAAAATAGTAAGTTAACTTTAATTACAATCATTTTGGTCTCCTAAGATCAACGCATTTCGCGCACATCCATTTTTTGTTTGTTTTGGTTATTCGGAAACGCCCACCATCAAGTGAGCGAAACTTATTGCAATAAGCGCAGTGCCGCTCGCCGGTAAACTCGGCGACGGCTTCACGCATTTTTGTCATCTGCTCGTTGTGCTTCATGACAACTTGATGCTGAAGATAGCATTGTGTGTTGTGTACTTGCCGAGCGTGTCTGAGTCGACACCCATATCAGCGCACAAAGTTTTGTAGTCGACAACTTTTCGATTGGCCTCGACATAGGTTGCAGTAACCAATGCGCCTTCAACTTTTTTGACGTTGTTGGCATTGCAAAAATCTTTGAGGTTATCTTTGATTGCGTCGGCCTCTTTTTTTAATTGTGCCATTTG